AATTTCGTGTGGCGAGGCCGACAGCAGCCCTCTCCCAGCCAGGAACCTGCCGGAGCGTAGGTACCCATGCCGACCGTCGACGTGACCAAAGTCGCGAGCGCTCTGAACCTCGACGAACGCCGCATCCAGCAGCTCGTGAAAGAGGGAATGCCGCGAGAAAAGCGCGGCCAGTATGTCGTCCTGAAATGCGCCCTCTGGTACGTCCGCTATTTGCAGGCTGCGCTAGAAAAAAAAGCCGTTCCGCTTCCGGACGGAACATACGCAGCGGAACGGGACGAGCGCATTCGTAATCTGCGCGCCGATGCGGAACTGAAGGAAATTGAACTCGCGAAGGAGCGAGGGTTTCTGGTATCGCTTCGCGACGTGGAATCGACGATGACCGATCTCGTTCTCACCACGAAGGCAAGGATTATGGCGATACCCCCGCGCGTGGCGCCCGAGCTCGTCGGCGAAACATCGCGCGTCATGGTCCAGGCAAAAATAGAAAAGGCTTGCAGGGAGGCGCTCGCTTCTCTGGCGAAGGCAGGCAATGAACCAATTGGAACTTCTGACGCCGCCGATTCAACCGGCGACTCATCCAAGCGCTCTCGCTAACCTTTCGGAGGTTCGAGCTCGCGCTTATGCGCACTTCGATCCGCCGCCGGATATCTCCGTCTCTGAATGGGCGATGCGCAACCGCATCCTTCCGAAAGGCACGACTTCGCGACCTGGTCCGTTTAAGCCTGAGAAATTCCAGATCGAAATGATGGATGTGATCCTGAACCCACTCGTCCACGAAGTGGTGATCCAGAAAAGCACGCAGATCGGCTACTCCGACGCGGTGATCAACAATATCTGCGGCTACTACATCGACGCGGATCCCAAGCCGATCATGCTCGTGCAGCCGACCATCGACAACGCCAAAGACTATGGAAAAAAGCGGATCACGCCGATGATCGAGTCGTGTCCGGCGCTGCGCGAAAAAATAAAACCGCCTGCGTCGCGGCGCTCAGGAAACACGCTGGCGCTCAAGGAATTCCCTGGTGGGTTCCTAAAGCTCACCGGGGCGAACTCCGGCGCGGGCCTGCGGAGCGATCCCGTGCCCGTCGTCCTGTTCGATGAGGTCGACGGCTACCCTCTGGACGTCGAGGGTGAAGGCGATCCGATGGCCATCGGCACTCGCCGCACGGATGGTTACGCGGATTGGAAAATCGTGAAGGGTTCCACGCCGGCGAAGCCGAAAGGCACCTCGGCAATAGAGCGTGACTTTCTGCGCTCCGATATGCGGCGCTTCTATGTCCCCTGTCCTTTTTGCTCTTTCATGCAGGTGCTCTGGTGGAGGGATCCTCCTTCGAAGGATCAGAATGCGCCGCGGCTGCACCGACTTTCTTACTCCGTGAACAATGACGACCAGGTCGACCCGGCGAGCGTTGGGTTCATCTGCGCAGGCTGTCAGAAAAAAATCGGTGAGCGCTACAAACAGCAGATGCTGAACGGCGGAGCCTGGATTGCAGAATTCCCCGACCGCCCCGTAGTCGGCTTCCACATCAACGCGCTCTATTCTCCGTGGCGAGAAAACTGGCCGGCGCTCGCGCAGGAATGGCATGACGCAAACAAGGAAAATAACCCGGAGAAACTGAAGGCGTTCGTCAATCTTCGCCTCGGCGAAACTTGGGAGGAGCAGGGAGACTCCGTAGAAGCACTCGCTCTCAAGAACCGGCGAGAAGCGTATCAGGCGGAAATCCCCGACGGCGTGGGCCTGCTCACAGCGGCGGTTGACGTCCAGGGTGACCGTCTCGAGTGCGTGGTGAAGGGATGGGGCGAAAAAGAAGAATCGTGGCTCATCGCCTACCAGCAACTGTTCGGCGATCCCGGCCAGGAGACCGTGTGGAATGAGCTCGACTCGTTTCTGCTCTCGACCTGGGAGCATGCGTCCGGGCAGAAGGTAAAGATCACCTGCACCATGATCGACTCCGGCGGTCTGCACACCGATTCCGTCTATCGGTTCGTTCGCACGCGGCAGCACCGAAAAATCTATGCGCTAAAAGGCTCGAGCGAGTCGGGGAAGGAAATTCTCGGCAAGTTCAGCATCAACAATCAATATCGCGTGAAGCTCTGGCTCATCGGAACCGACACGGCGAAGGACCGTATCTTTGCGCGCATGAAAATCCCCGGACCAGGTCCCGGCTATATGCATTTCCCGGACTTCGCTGAGGAAGAATACCTCGCGCAGCTCACCGCCGAGAAGGCGGTCCGGCGGTACCGCCGCGGCAAGGGCACGATCCGCGAATACATCAAGACGCGCGCGCGCAACGAGGCGCTGGATCTCGAAGTGTATGCCCTCGCTGCCCTCTACGTGCTCGGGCAGGCGATGATTCGCAAGCTCGGGGAATTGGCTGCGGCGCTCCGGCTCCCGCCAGCCGAGCCGCCTACAGGGGGCTCTGGGGGGCCACAGGGGGGCACAGGCGGTTCGTCAGGAGGTCTGGGGCGCCCCGGCGGGGGGTCATCCTGGGTCCAGGGCTGGCGTTAAACGTTACATTCGTCTAATCCATTAAAGTTGACAAATAAGTTAGACGGAGAGACAATCGGCTTGTTAATCGGGAGGTGGATCATGGAAACCTTCTTTTCTGCGCAATTTCTTCTGCACATCGGTCGGCAGCTATTGATCGGGTGCGGGATCATCGTTGCGCTCGTGTTCATCGACCTATATTTGAAATCCAGAGCCACGAGGTAAGAAAATCGTGAAGAAATCCGCTGCGGGGCGGCTTCCAGAGGACGCGATGATTCTGGCCACCCAGGAGATCCGCCGGCAATTGAAGATAATTTCCGCGCTTACGGGATCCACCATGAAGGACGTTCTTGGACGTTTGGTGGCTGCGGAATTAAAACGTGTCGCGCCAGCATCTCTTAGGATAGTGAAATCATGAGGCGCTACTTCAAGTTCGCCCTAGTCGCGTGGTTCATCTCCGCTTACCCGCGCACATCGAAGCTCCTCGTGATCCTCGCCGTTCTCGCTCTCATCGTGGGCATGTACCTGTCGGCGGTGAAGCGATGAGATCCTTCAGCATCAGCGCCTACTTTCCCGAAGTGAAACCGGCCCACGCTGCGTTCCAGTCTTGCATCTCGAAAGCATCGGAGATGGACGTCGCCGCCTCCCGTGGCCTCGCCGAACTCCGTGCGCGTCCCAACGTGAAGGGAAAGCGCATCAGCGAGGTGCGGCTGACGATCAAAGAAATTGAGCATGGCGAACTCGCCAAGTGATAGAATCCGGCAACGGCCTGGGCATCCTTTCGTCCGGCGGCTCCCGGTCCTCCGACTCCGGGGGCCGCTTCCTATTTCTAAAATGGAATCCTGAGTAACTCTCTAGTTCTGGTACTGGACGGCAATGCCTTATTTTCATGGCGATGCCGCCCATCATCCCCGACACCGTCCCTGATCACTTCCCGGCCGGGACGACCGTCAAATTCACTCGCTCTCTTAACGATTTTTTGCCGAGCGATGGATGGGCCTACACGATCTACCTGAACGGACTTACCCAGAAATTCAACAAAGCCGCCACGGTCGTCGACAACGCCTTCCAGATCGAGTTCCTTCCCGCTGACACCGCAACCCTGAACCCCGGTCCCTTCCGCTACGCCGAACGGCTCACGAACTCTGGCACGGGCGAGATCTACGACATCACGGGCGACACTTTGGTGATCAACATCGAGCCGAACGCGGGGACTGCTGCGGCCGGCACGTTCAATACCTGGGAGGAGCGCACGCTCGCCGTAGTCGAAGCCGCGATTTCCGGGCGACTGACGTCGGATATCCAGGCGTACGAAATCGCGGGACGCTCCGTCAGCAAAATCCCCATCGCCGAGCTCCGCACGATCCGCGGCGAACTCCGCGCGGCGGTCTGGCGCCAGAACAATCCCGGCCAGCTCGGAGTTCCCCATCGAGTACAGTTCGGTCTCGAGCCGGAATCGCCCGATTATCCTCCGACCTGGCAGGACGTCACGGGTCTCGCCCGATGAAAGCGCCGTCCTGGTTTCGCCGGCTCTCCGCTCTCGTGACCGGGAAGC